ACCATAGCCAATATGAACCTATAAAGCCAAATTTATACCCCAAAAAATAGAACAATACTATACTAAACATGTTACAAGACTAAAATATACTATGACGAGTGGAATAAAAGGGAAGATAGTGGGTGATTGCGATTATAATCTTAATTCGTAATATCTTTTGCCCATAGCCCCTATCATATATTTTATATTTTGTCAATACATATGGGCATATTTTTATGTGTTCGTAATGTTTTTTATGCCCAAAAAAATGGCATGATTTTGCCCTATTCGTAATAGTTTTTATATAGTTTTATATAGATAATATGGGCATTTTGCCAGATAGTAATACTATTTTAAAAGATAATTATATTGAGTCAAAATAGATAGGTCCTTTACATGAAGGACTATATTCTATTGCTGATTCTACCGCTATTTTTAATCTTCTATTTATATCTTTATACCCCCTGGTTGTGTACAAAGAGCCGAAGGCTATTGTGCCGCCAGATCCAATGGCTCCTTCAGTGATCTCGTTGAGTTGGAAGTCTGATGAGTCGAATTCGAACAGTCGCCCACGCACGGCGATGAGGGCCAGGATGCCGCCGTCCTTGTCATCGGCGGGGGAAGTAGAAGGAGAATAAATACCTATAGCATTCTTAAATACTTGACAAAATTTTGTTCTTAAAAATTTAGTTAATTCTTTTCCATTATATCCAGAAGGATCTGGAAGATCAATACTATGTAATAATTGTCCTAATCCTGTTTCTCCTGCATATCCTATAAGATATTTTCCATTCTTTTGTATCTTAGGATCTATTATAGATATCATAATACTTTCATCAGATGCCCCCGAATCCGCCGCCATATAGACTTTGCGGGGGGTAGAAAGATTATCTACTATACCTACTATACATGTCATTAATAATCCCTATGATATAAATACATACCTGAATTCAATTATAGCCTATAGACAATATCATTGTCAAATATGGCAAATATTTATATGATCGTAATACTATTCCCATATAAAATTATACCCTTCGTAATATCCTGTGAAAAAAACTATTGACATCGTAATAAAAATGTGGTAGAAAATTGGGACCGCCCCTGAGCGATCCTGAACGGACTTGAACCGTCGACCTCCACCGTGACAGGGTGGCGTTCTAACCAACTGAACTACAGGACCTTATTTGAGGTGCTTCCAGGCTCCGTAGACATATCCTAGCATAAATGATGCAACTGTGCAAATGATCCCAATTGCTAACCAATCGCCCCAGTACATCATTCTTCGTCCTCGTCTTCGTCGTCATCACTAAAGACTTCTTCAGCGACAGGAGACTTGCCGAGCATGTCGTCACCACTTTCATAGTCACCCTCAGGGTCTACACTTAGGGTCTTGCAAAGCATTGACCAAGTTTCTTCAATATAACTATTTGCCTTATCTGTCATAGTAGCAAATTCATTTTGTGTTAAATATGCTAATGGTAGGGCAACATCATTTATATCCTTGAACTCTTTTAATTCTTCATTCCATAGTGACTCAGCATATACTTCTGCTAAGATACTAACCTTATTTGAAAAACTTGTAGACATTTACTTCCTCTCCTCGTTCGATATCTAACTCTGTTCTTTCCATTTCTGCTGACTCCACTAATTCATCAAACCTATCATATATTTTTGGTGGTGCAATTCTAGCAAAGTATTTACCTACTTGTCTAGTATCTATTCTAAGGTCAGATAGGAAGACAACTAATTTATCTGCTATTCTTTCTGATTTATTTATACCCATAAGTATCCAATCTTATCATCTTGGCAATCATTTGTCAATTACCCCTCAAATTCATCAGATAAAACTAGATTAACCTTTTTACCATCTGGCACGGAGATCGTCTTAGTTTCTTCATAGTTATCTAAAACTATAAGATCCCAACCATCAGGGGTAGCATTTAAATTAACTACCTCATATACTTCATTCTTAACTTTGATCAAATCTCCTACTTCTAAAAAGTTAGGAAGAATCTGATCGACTACTTTATAATCATCCATAGTTATCATTGTATATCCTATTCTCGATCTAGTTGTACTATGATATTTAACATATCATCATATGGTTTTTCTGTTATCATATACCCGATTCTGTTTACAAAGCACCAACCATTAACAATACAGGTATGGCCTTCTTCATCATCGATATACGTCCAGATACGGTTTGGCTCATTTTGACCAATAGCAGCCACATGGTCATACTCGGCACCGTAGGTCTCAAACATGATACCTCCATTGCCATCGTTAAATGAAGCATTCTTATCTAAGTGGTTTACCATTGGTTTAAAATGAAACTCCCATTCTTCTATAGATAACAATACTTGATTGTAGTATGGTGAGTCTGGATTAATATCTGGGTCCAAGCAACTGCACAACTCGTTGCCACAGAAGTCACAGCCCTCTTCGAATTCTTCACTCACTGCCATCATCCTCATAAACAAAGTGAACTGTGCATTCGTCCATTGCACCATCTGCATATTGAATATGGTCTAAGTAATTCATATCCATGTGGTCTTGAAGTGCTTGCTCCAATTCATCAGTGTCTTCAAAGTCAGTCATGTCTGCAAACTCTGGATAAATATCCTGAATCTCTTCAGCAGACAAAACTACAGTTGACCACATCTGAACGTTTAGTTCTACGCTATCAATTACTTTGGCCATTGGTTTTCCTTTCCCAGTTTAGTTTGTGCCATTGGATATCATATAACAGATTGGACACTTCTACAAGTGCGTCCATTCTTGCACACATAACATCCAATTCTTCTTTTGTCCAAGTAGGCAAATCCATTCGCCATGATAGGTCTGCCAATAATATTTTTAACCTACCTGATAATATTTCATCATTAGGTATATTATATTTAAAGAATGCTTCTAACTGTGCTATATCTTTTTCTTCATCTACCATGCTGGTATCCAACCACTAGGAGGTTCTGGAGTTGTCTTACCCTCTAGTGCTTCCTGCATAGCCTCTAATGTATTTTTATTAGGACTAGTTCTCAATATATTTGAGTACTGTTCTAAAGTCAAATCCATACCCTCTAAATCTACAGGTATCCAATGACTGTCTACTTCACCCTCTACTACCTTACAGCCCTCTGGCATAGGTTCTTCACCTGAACTCCAATAGGCGTCATAGGCTTTCTCTGCTGTTTCTAAATCAGGTGCACTGATATGGTACCAAGTACCTGATAATACATCAAACGTTGGCATTAGTAACCTGCCTTACATTCTGAGTTGTGACCAACAGTAAAGTTGCAACCACATACCCAATGGTGACAATTACATTTGTCTGACATTATTCCTCCACCATAATCATATAGGCTAGTACTTCTAGACTATTACAATTAACACAATCACAGTCTCCCACATGACCCTCTACCTTGTCAAGCATATCTGTAAGTATTTTTTCAATGGGGGTATCTAGATCAAAATCTATCATACTTTCTCCCTAATATAAAATGAATAGGCTTGAGCAAATCTATTCCAATGTTTTACACTATCACAATTATGACAATAAAACAAACCTGGAATATCTGAACAAAACCATTGACAACTATCACCTTGTTTTGTATCATACCAACATAGATTAGTTACCATGATTGTGTTCCTGTTCTCATGTACCATTGGACATAACATGCGTTACATCTCATATATGCTTTTATTCTACCCAAATCTAAACCACAGTCAAAACATTTATATTCACTCATATTATAATTTTTCCAATCTACTAGTTAATTCTGTCATAGCCTTAACTATACTCTCAGAATATATATCTTCTATATTAAAATCCCAAAATTCCATGGCTTGGTCATGAACAAACCTAGTTACATCCATCCATGCAGTTTCACCATAATATCTTTTAGCCCAATGATTATTTAGTTTTATTCTAAAATCATTATAAATATCTTGCTCACTAGCATATACCTCTAAACCATTCTTAGAATAGATTAAAGTATAATTTACTTCACTTACCTTTGGTCTTTTCATATACCACCTTTTAATAGTTCCACCGTAAAAAATCCTATCATAATCGTAATTCGAAGTCAAGGACGTAATACGTAATCGTAAACCGTTTCCCTCACAAAACTTGGGTCCGCCCCTGGATCCCGCAAACCCTACGGATGCGGGCCAGTGGACGGTACGTGCGGCTTTGGATGAGGGTTGGAACCTAGGTGATTACACAGTTCAAACCAACCCTCACCACATTTATTGGTGAGCAGTTTAGCAACATGCTCAGGTTGTCTTGGCTACCAAGTGTATGGAACTAATATCCATGTATTTGGTTCTTGCCAAAATCTATAAGTAGCGACTCACAGATTGGTAGGTAGAGGTTGAAACTACTTCCTCATCTGACATGCTAAGAACACGAATTGCATTTTGTATTTCTGCAAGTCTGTCCTCAAAACCACCAATATAGTTGCGACCATATCCTTGTGATTGGAAAGGATTTTTTGGTGCTTCTGGTTCTGCTGGTAGTTTGTCTTTAGGGATTTCAACTTCAACATCAACTCTGATATTGTCGTCATTGTGCCAAGCATTTCTAACACAAATAGTCTTTTGCTTATCTTTTACTGAGTCAAGATGAGCATAGGCAATCTGGGCTACTTTGTTTTTCCAATCACTATAATCTGACTCATGCTTACTTACCAATAAGTCATAGTTCATTTGTGCATTTTGCATTTCTTGAACTTTTACTTCTAATGCTTTGATAACCTTAGTTCTGGCTACCTTTACATTTATTGCTTTTGCCATTTTTCTTTTCCTTTGTTTTGTAGGGGGATACTGATAATGAAAGGGGACAGGGTTGCCCCCTCTCAATTTTATTTATTTCTTTGCTGTCCAAGTAGTATATCGTGTTTGACCATTAACATCAAGTTTTACACGAATATTGCCATTTGGTTGTGGAATTAACTCTGTGATAATTCCTTCTGCTTTTGACTTTTGTGTAACGAACTTGTCGCCCACCTTAAAATCTGCAACTGCTACTGACATATTTTCTCCTTAATTGTTGTTGTATCTAATACTAACATTTTTATCTGACATTTGCAAGTGATATTTTGATATTTTTTTTGTGATACATCTCACACAGGGGGGGGTTGACAAGCACCTTAATAATGTGATAGGATACGCCTTTGCTGCTCGGGCAGCCCTTTAGCAGATCACTGAATTAAGAATAACCAAAACAATAAGAATGCAAAAAAATAAATTGGTCTCATTTTTTAGTTGCACTAAACAAAATATTATTCCTTCCAACTACACATTGACTACATTTTACACATGCAGAGCCACCCTTGTCAATAAGAGGAATTTTTTTATTATTCTCAGGACATGGAACACCCTTTGCATTAACTAAGTTAAGTAGTTGTTCCTTACCCATTGCGAATGTATCTGCAAGATATGCTAATTTAATTCCATGCTCAACGGATAATACTTTAGCATTATCTGTATTTTCACTATCTGTAGAATAATATAAACTTAGATTAGGTAAGTCTTTAAGAATTAAGGCTGCAGACTTTACTCTTGTATATACCCAAAATTTTATGTCAGGTTGTTCCTCAATAACTGAACGCCATGCGTGTGTGTATTCCTCATTGAAGAAATCGCCATCCCAGTGAATACGAAATAACATTTCAGCATTACGCTTAACACAATCTTTTTTAAAATCTGCTACCATGTCTGACAATAAATCAAACATGGTTATTCTGTCAGCGTCTTTTAGTAATTCCCAATTATGCAATAGATTAGCCTTGACTGCCTTGTATAATTTTTCTAGTTTTCCTGCATAACATACTTTCTCACATATGGATGTAGCACTAGGGCATGAATAATTTTTTCCTGCAGGTAGACCAAATGTATTTTGAATTAAACTACCATTACCAGCATTATTAACTAGGTTAGTAACTTTTCTATCGTGTGAGCGTTTTAACTTATTCATTTTCTTTTCCTTTGTGTTTATTTTTTCTTGAATACTTTTTTTTATTAGGCATAGGGGTACTAGCACCAGACCTACGCAATTCTTGAATACGCCTAATCTGCTCTTTAGGTTTTTGGAAATAATTGAACATAGAATAAATATATCATATTAGACTGACAGGGTCAAGCAGGGGGGGGTAGTGTGTCGTACGTAAAGCCTGTGGATAAGTTGTGGATGGCTCGGGCGTGGATCCTCAGTCGTTGCCAACAAAAACAAATAAATCAAATTTAGTTTCATTATCTGTTTCAATAAAATCTTGTTCACCAAATTCATTTAGTGTTTTTATCTTGTAACCTGTTTCAGTATCTTCTACTGACACAATCGTTAGTAAATCATTTTCTACTTTGATTATGTCATTAGGCATAAGTTGGTCAGGGTATAAAATATCAGCGTGTATGAGTTCCATGCTTTTTATTTTAGCAGACATTTTATAACTCCTTATCATATCTATTAAGATATATAGTTAACACATACAATGCTATACCAATGAGGACTATTTTAAGCATTAGTCGTTCCCCCATTTGGTAGTTGCTAGTTCAATTAGTGTCTGGTTTTCTATATCGTTTAAGAATAGCATTTGCAGGTTGATTAGGAAATTATGTCTGGCTTCCCTGTTATCTGCTAGTTGTGCCCACATTTCATCAGACTCAACAAACTTTCTCAATGTATTAACTATAAAGGTTTTTTCCTCTGCTAGTTCATCTATTAAGTCTTGTGTTATATCTTTATCAAATACTTCATCAACCATTTTATGTATTGGTTTTTTAGGCATTTGTCACCAACTCTTGATACTTGAAACAAACTTCAATCGCTTCTTCTGGTGAATTAACTTTATTTATTTCTTCGCTAAAGGCGTCTTCTAGTTTAGAATTTCCTTTTAGTATTGTATAAGTCTCTGCCATTAGAAATCTTGGGTCAGACATTTGCTTTCTCCTTTTCTAGTTTTGTTAGTGCGTTTAAGTGCATTGTCATCTTACTACAATGCTCTGACAATCGCAATAGTTGTTCTTTTGTGCTTTCAGATAATTCAGCAAAATACGCTGTTTCATCTAAACAACTTTGTGCTACTAGTATTTTGTCTCTTGCTGTTTCTAAGTGTGCTAACCATTGTGGCTTCATTGTTCTCCCTCGCAAGGTGGACACAATACGCTGTTGTCAGGATAAATATGTCCTCCGTCTTCGTCATAGTTTATCTTAGTTTTACAAATATCGCAAGTAGCCATTAGTTAGTTACCCAACCCTCTTGTCTTTTGATATTATGATTATTCAATAAATTTGTTAATTTTTCAATATCAACACCAAAGTCCCACCAAAACCCACACCATTGACAAGAGAAACTATTTACATATTGATGAAAGATAATTTCACCTTTATGATTACACTTAGGGCAATCGTTATCTTCTGAATATGTATTCATTAGTCTGTCACCCAACCCTCTTGTTCTAGTTGTTCTCTTTTAAGTAAGTGAGACTCTGCTAATTTTCTAGCCAAGTCCCATGCACCATCACAACGCCAACTTTTTATCATTTCGCCGTCAAGGATTACACTAGCATAAGAGCCGTCTTTACTTTCCATAGTCCACAAATTAACATCATAGAATTTTTGCATGTCGCCAAATTGTGTTGTCTCTCCTGCCCACCATAGTTGTGTTGAATTAGACACTTTGGTATTCCTTTCTATTTTCTATTTCGCTTATCTTATCATAGTAGGCAGGGTGTTCTTTTCTTGACCAACACACCTCACACACTACTTGAAAGAATTTTTTATCGTTATTGCATATTTCGCATTTTGACCAATTAGCCATTTATTTTCTCCTTTTCCAATTCATAGTCTAGTCCACATGACAGACATAGAAACCAATCTTTATCTATATTGCGTGCCACATTATATTCATCACAGAATAAACACTTGATACCTTTCATGCCATAACCTTATCCATAGCACAATCATAGCAAAGGGCATATTTGTTATCATGCACAGGGGTATTCATAGGAATTTCTGTTTCACATCTCCAACATACTAAACTCATTATTTATTCCAACCTCTCATTTTAATTAACTTATCTAATTGTTCAATAGTCACTACTGCTTTTAGTGTACCAAGTAATGCATAGTCAGCCATTATGCTGTCATTGTATTCTGCATTTAATTCGCTATGAATTAAATCTATTTTGTCATACTTATCCATTTATTTATTTCCTTTCATTTCTGAAATCATTGCTAATGTAATTTCTAATCTTACAATATCAGAAGCCTCTGACATTTCTGTAACGGACACGCCGTCATTATCTATATCTACTATTTCTATAAAACCCATTTTTATATCCTAACTTTTATCTTATGCTTTCAGCCTATCACAGGGGTCTGACAAATTGTGGGAGGGGGGGTCGGCGTGTCGTACGTAAATAAACAAAATGTCCGATTTTGCCCGAGCGTGTCGAGTGGCTTTTTGTCAGGGGTATGTGATAAAGTAAAATTAACTACAAACAAAGGAAATAAAAAATGATGACTAGACAACACTTTGAAAAAGTTGCTTCTTTACTAAAAGAATTTAAGGATGAAATTCCTCAAACTACTTTTGAAGAAATCGTTATGGAATTTGGCGATTTATTTTTAGCAGAAAATGAAAGATTCAATGACGCTAAATTTCAAGAGGCTTGTGGAATTACCTGGCCAACTTTTGTTAGATTAAATTAATCTGCCTTGCCCCCTGAGAGGGGGGTACTTAAAGTCGTACGTAAAGGGTACGCTATGATCAGCGAGGGCTCGGGCGAATTCACAGGTTATCCACAGGTGTGTATAACTTTATTCACATTACGGCGTGTTGCCTGTTGATAACCCTAAATTAGTTCATCTAAAGTTAACCTGGCGTTCATCTAAAAAGGCCAAAATTGTCAGACCCCCCATATATAGTTATATATATAAGATAAAAGATTTACTAGAAAGGTAAATGAAAATGAAAGTATACGCAATACTAAGATATTACGAGGGTGTAGATACAGATAGTGTCTATCTAAATAGAGCAGACGCTCAAAAAGTACTAGATACTCTAGATACTAACGATTTTACAATTGAAGAAATTGAGGTGAAATAATGAGAGGATATGTTGAGGCCTACGAGGTCTACGAGGCTAGTCTTCCAGAGGGTGTTGAACCTGATGAAGATTACTTTTACAAAATCTTTAGAGGCGAATAGCCCCTATAGTCTCTAGGTGAGCCTAGGCAAATAAGGTCGCAAGACATGAGCCCTAGCAAATAAACTAGAGACAATGTGACTAAGGTCACAAAAACTCAATAGGATAAAACGGACATTAGATAGCGAAAATGTCAGACCCCCCCTATATGATAGAGATATAACTAAATAGAGTGCAAGGGTATGAGCCTAGCAAATAAACCTCCTCAAGAGGGTGAGCCTAGCAAATAAGACCCCCAAGAATTAAATTAAATAAAATCTTGAAAGGATTAAAATATGAATAAAATAAATACTCAAATTGTAGATATAACTTTCCTATGCGTAGGATGTGAAACCTCTGTAACTAAGATGTGTCACACAGACAATCTATGCAAGATGATGTTTCTATGCTTAGATTGTCATCTAACTAGATTAAACGAATTAAAGAAAGGATTATTAGTTAAATGAAATCAATATCCATTACTAGCAAATTAAATGACGGCTTAGATGTGCCGTTCATTTACGAAACGCACTCTATTCAACACGCATTAGAGATTATATTAAACACCATAGAATTAGGTGCTGAGATAAGTGAGGTAGTTATCAAATGAAACTAACACAACGAGGCAAGAATATACAACTAGTGTTATACACAATAGTATTCACGATACTAGCCATAGGTGTATGGCATAAGTATTTCAACAACAATAATTGCGTAGATAAATACACAGCAGAAGTGCTGTCAAATGTTTTTCTATATGGCGAGGGTATTGAAGTAGACAGAGCAATCACGGCCATATACAACAATGGTGGGTGGGAAGAATATGACACCAATGGTGAAGTGTCTGTAGTATTCCCATGCTTAGCCAATGAGGGTTTGGTTTAGTTTTTGGTGTGTGTAGTGAAGTTGTTTTGATGGTGTGTAGTGAGTGCTCTAAAAAAGTGCTCACTATATTTTGTTAAATTATTTTTTTAGATCGTGCATCATACATCTGAACAAAATATTCAGATTTTAGTAAAAATGGTTTTATAATATATATACACGGCTCTATCAAGGGACATGATCTCTGAGAATCGTAAGCCCCCATCATCTGCTTAAAGCGTGGTGGGGGTTCTAAAAGATAAGGTATACTTGACCTATGATTAATTTTGACGAGACGGTAGCCAGGGCTATCAAAGATGTTCAGACTACAGTTAAAGATGGTACTAGAACCGAAGGATCTATTGATGGGGTTCTTACAAATAAGCCAATAAATCATGTTGATCATAGAGGAAGACTTTTTGAAATTTGGAACGGTACTGAAGACTTTTGGAAAGATCCAGTTGTATACGCATACATGTTTTCTATTGCACACAACACATCAAAAGGTTGGGGACTTCATTTAGAGAAAAAAGATAGATACACTTTAATTAGTGGTGAGTGCATAACAATTTTGTATGATCCAAGATTAGATTCTCCAACATACGGAATGATTCAGAAAGTTACATTAACTCCTCAAGGTATAAGACAATTAGTAATTCCAACTGGCGTGTGGCATATGAATGTTAATATTTCTACAGATGAAACATTTTTAATTAATCATCCAACACAGGTTTATCATCATGAAGCACCAGATAGATATTTGTTAGATTGGAATACTAAAGATATTCCTTTTGATGTTTCTAGTGTGTTTCCTAAAAACTATGCATCCTCTTGTAAATAAAGATGTTCTGGTTATAGTACCAACTCATTCTAGAGATCATACTTTTAGTTATACTATAGATAGCATATTAAATCAGTCATATAAAAATTTTAACTTAGCAATCACTGGAGATGGTGTCAGTGAGGATTATAAAAAAATTATTCAGAAAATAGTTGATTCAGATGATAGGGTTTTTTTCTATGATAATAAGAAGACTAAACTTACTGGTAAAACTGGCGAGGTACATAGAAATAAACCAATAGAAGATTTTAACCCTAAGTATATAACGTATTGTGGGGATGATGATTTGTTAATTCCTAATCATATAGAAAAGATGCTTGAGGAGATACAGGGTTATGATTTTGTTAATCCTGTTCCATATATGGTTAAACAAAAGGATACTAAAGCAGAGTATCTTGGTAGATTTTTAGATAACGAGGTTGACGCAATGTATTTTAAGGCTTATAATTTTGTATCACTTACTGGAGTTATGCACAATAAAAGAATATTTGATAGAGTGGGTGGTTGGACGGCTGCCCCTAATGCGTTGGGTACTGATCATAATATGTGGCTTAAGTTTGTGAAGGTAAAAGATTTTAAGGCAAAGGGTTCAAGGTTTTCTACCACTATCAAGATTAATCGTTCTGGTATTAAGAAACAACATAAGATAACGTTAGATGATGAGTTAGAGTTTATTAAAGAATGGTCTGAGGCTATTAAAGATAAAGGTTTTGTAGAAAAATGGAACGCGTATATGGATCAAGTTATAGTTAACAAAAAGGCTAACCCAACAGTTTACGACATAAAGCAATAAAGGTGTATACTATAGGCATGGCTGATTATTTATATAATGAGTTTTTTGAGACTGTTAGTTGTGATTGCTGTGTGTACGATACTGACTGTGTAGGTCAACTTAAATTATGGGAAGATAATCAAGAAAAACCAAATTAAACTTTTATTGACAACCGTCTACTTCGTATTGTTTCTTTAAAGTTTTTTCAAATACATCTTTGTATCTCATGTTAGCAAAATATCCACATAAGTTTTCTTGAGTAGCGAACCATTCTTTATCTAATGGATTTTTTTCATCAGCAATTCTTTGAGATGATACTAAGAATATATCGTAGTAGTCTCCATCTTTAAAGTTTGAGTCTGGTCTAAAGTGTACGTGATGTGATCCTGAGAACCATACAGCATCGTTAACATCAGTTTCGTATAGTGTGTCTTCTACGTAAAAATCCCAATCAACTGTTTTGTTTAGTTGAATTGTGTTTGTTACGTGCATTCTGTCGTGATGTTTGTCGCAATGTGGCATTAGACTTGGCATTCCAGCCTCGTTGGTGTATCTTGCAAAGAATACTCCTGGGTCACGAACTGGTTCACCCATTAGTGTTTCCATTCTAGATTTAATTTTATTTTTAATTGCTTCAGGGTATCTAACTTTTCCTTCTTCATCTTCATTTAAAATATAAAATCCGTTATTAGAAATCTTAAGGAAGAAAGCCCACTTGTCTCCTGCTTCGTCTAATCCTCTTTGCATGGTTTTTACAACAACGTCATAGATTTGACCATATTCTTCAGCAGTAAAAAAACTTGGTTCTAAATAATGATCTGGTTTGGCAGGTTCAATGTGATGTGCCTTCCATTTTGGTTCTAATGGTTCTTTTGCTATCTCTGTTACTTTTGACATATTTATCCTATTCCTCTGTTCCATTATAGTTCATTTTTTTATTGTATGTTTCTATATCGTATAATTTTTCCCATTGTAGGCACCATTGTCCGTTTCTTTCATCCATAATTTCTTTGTGTTTTTTGGTAAGCGTTAGGTTTTCTTCGGTGTCTTCTTCAAATTGACACACCATAATATCATAGTAGTCGTCTTCTTTAAATTCAACGTCTGGTCTCCAATGGACTTGGTGGGATCCTGAGAATAACACTGCATCATTTTTGCGGGGTATAAATTTCTCACCCTCAACATATATATCCCAATCAAAGGTACTATCTAACACTATAGCAAGAGAGAACCTAGCATCGGTTAAGCCTCTATCATAATGTGGCATAAGTAAAGGTTTGTGACCTGACTGTAAAGAGTATCTGGCGTAGTGAGTTAAAACTTCTTTTGTTTTTATTCCTAAATCTGTCCCTATTTTTTTCCACAAAACGTTTTTAATTGTTTCGTTAAGGAAAAGCGAAGTTGAGGTGTATCCTAATTCGTCGATAACTCTAACATATTCTGGTCTTTTATTAAACACTGCTACTTGGTTATAAAGGTTTGCGTATTCCTCTTCAGTGAAAAGGTTTGTGATTAATTTTGGTTTAAAGTTTTGGTAAGCCGTCAGACTCATATTTTCTCCACCAATCTGTACTTGCTTCTGCTCTGTTAGAAACCATCATTTCCCAATGTTTGTCATCATTCAACATTAATGGAGGATCGTTAGCAAATTGGCAAAGAAGAAAATCGTAATGATCTTCAGGAGCAAATTCTATTTTTGGTCTCCAATGTATTTGGTGTGTTCCAGCGAACAACAATGCTTGGTTTGGTTCAATTTCAAATTCTTCATCTTCAACAATGATGTTCCATTTAAGTGATGTACTTAAAATAATAGTTAATGTGATCAATCCAAAATTTTCTATCATATCAAAGTGTGGTTTTAAAGTTGGTGGATGTCCAGTTTTCCAAGTGTAACGATTAAATATAAAAGAACATTTTTCTGGATCTGTTTGTTCTATTTTGTAATGCTTGTTGATTTGGTTTATCATAACTTCCAGTAAAGGTTCTTTGACATAAACATTTTCAGCAAGATAACCCATAGGTTCATTTACTTGTACTTTACTAAATGGACTTTTTCTGCTTTCCTCAATTGTTTTATACACATCTTCATATTCTGATGGCGTAAAAAAATCGGGTATAACAACTGGCTTCAAATCAAAATAAGGCTTATCTTTATCTGGCCACTTAATCATTTAACTAATCACACCAGTATCTTTTAACGTATCATATAACAAACCATTCATAAACTTTAATTGTTCAGCCCCTTGTTCAATGAACTGTTCCATTTCTTGGCTAGACATGGCACCAGCATCCACAAGGCTTCTGTTATATTTGTTAACAGTGTCACACATTAGTTGTACTGCTTCATCTCTGTACATACATATACCCTTTCTCGGTTATCATACTATTATAGCCTATACTATAGAAAATAACCACAGGTTGACATGAGGGCATGTGTCATGCAAGGTTTGTCAATGCTAGGGTTTGTTACTTCTATTTGTCGGGCGATCGAACTACCGTTCAAAAAAATGTAAAACACTGTTATAATTTTACTACAATGGAATTAAAAATGGCTGCCGAAGTTATCGTGAGTATTCTATCCATATTCGGATCTATCGCTTTAGGTGTTAGATGGTTAGTAAAACATTACCTAAGCGAACTTCGTCCGAACTCAGGATCATCCATCAAAGATCAAGTAAACCGCTTAGAACAAAAGGTAGAAATCATCTATGACATCATATTGTCGAACTCTGAAAAACCTTCTAAGCGTAAAAAATAATTTCGACCTATATATAATATATCTTTATATATAATATATATAAGATATCTAAGGTATTAGGATATTCTTTTTTCTTTATATATATTAATTATACACATTGTTTTCCTGGTCTAATATAAATTCCCTCACAAACCTTAAAAACCAATTATAACGATTTGGTGAATTCTTTATTAACAACTTATCCACAAACCTTCTATATACCTGGCATGATATAATTTTATGTCTGACACCTGAGTAAATCTCGATACCCACCGTTTCTTGGGTGTTGGACTTTTAATTTTAATAAAATGATATAATGCTAATATGTGTACAACCGTAGAAAAATTTGGATCTGACCCCGCCACCCTTAAATGGCAAATAATTCGTGGAGACTCTTCTCTGATAAGAATTGACTTTTTACAAAACGATGAAACAACACATTACGACACAACAGGATGGACTTACCTTGCCTCCGCATATGACCCTAAAACCGATATAATCGACCCTCTAACGGTCGTTTCAGGCTCAGGGTATGTTCAGGTAAAGGTAGACCCAAGTTTGAGTGCATTTTGGGGCTCTACGTACCGTTCTAGCGTTGCAGAACTTATGTTTGATTTAGAAGTAACTATCGACGACACAGTTTGGACACCAGTTATAGGAACCATCACGGTTCTTGGTGACATTAGTGGTACCTTATAATGCCAGTCATAAAAATTTCAAATGTTAAAAATGATTTACCGTCCGTTATAAAAATAACAGACTCAACAGGCTCAGAAAAAATCGTAAAGATAACAAAATAAGGAGACGCTATGGCCATTTCACGCAGCATGGGTTTTCCTATACAAGAAAAACAAAAAATTAATGCAGTTGATCAGGAAGCCCCACAACTACAATTTTTACCAGTCCCAGGACCACAAGGTGTACCAGGACCTCAAGGTGCAATGGGTCCACAAGGAATACAAGGTCCTAAAGGTGACAAAGGTGACAAAGGTGATGCTGGAGCAGATGGAAAAAATGGCAAGAATGGTATAAACGGTAAAAATGGAGAAAGTTATTTTCCAGTTTACAAACAACAACCAGGTTGGGCCAGTTACGAAGATACATCTTCTAAAATTTTTAGCATAGACCCATCTAGAGGTGAAAACGGATGGCACGATTTATACATTGACAAAAAAGGCATATCAAAAAACCAATCATTCCTACCATTAAACTGCAACACCCTTTACAACGAACAATCCAGAGTACTAACATTTAGAAGTTTAGAAATAGGATCAACTGTTAGACTTACCTATAACTTTTCACTTGAAACCTTTGTTAACAATACTGAATTTTGGTTTGCTACCGTATACCCTGAAATTGACAAATCAGTTCTAACAATGGTTGGATCATTTAAATACCAAGGAATCTTTGACCTAACAGTTGACCAAACAATACACATAGAAAATAAAGAAATGTGGTTTAACTTCTGCAGACCATATGCAAAATCAGATCATTTAACAAACCTAATACTAAAAAAAATATATGTATCAGTTTCATAGCATGATATAATGAACTAGGAGGGTTTATGGCATTTCCAGGCACATACAACATTAATTATTACAAGGGTGACCGTTATGAATTTGTTATATACCCTAAAGACGCTGCAGGCGACGTTTTTGATTTAGATGGATATAATTCTGCTTTTTCTATAGCATCTTCAACTGGACCAGATCCAGAGGAAGGCCCATTTGCAGCAAGTGCGGTCATTAACAACGCTAAAGATAGAGTTACTTGTGTAATATTACCAGAAGTGGGTAAAGATAATCTAGATGCAGGAACCATATACTATTACGATGTTCAAATATCAAGTGGAACAGATGTAGTTTACACACTTCTAAAAGGAACAATCACTGTAACAGCAGATGTAACTGGTGCATAATGGCTGACGTAGTATTAACCACCGACGAACTGTTAGTATTAAGCGGACCAAGTAGTATAAACGTAGAAGTTGACTTTGGACCTGAAGGTGAACGTGGAAGTTTATTTTATGTTTCAGTAGGCAATCCAAATACAGCACTTGTTGGCCAAACCCCAAAAGCAAAAGACCTTTGTGTTAATGTTTTAAAAACAGATAACGAATATTCATATGTTTATCAGTACAATTCTGATGGTGGTCCTGGATTTCAATGGTACCCAATAATTAAACTAAACCCACTTCAATACAATAAAATAATGACTGGAACATTTGTTGATGGATCTAAAGTTTTTAATATTCCTGTAAATTATATTGTTGACGAAGAAACATCTCAAACCTTAACTAGTGCAAATTTTAATATCACTTACAGTATTCCAAACGAAAACCCAATAGCATCTTCTATAGAAATAGGCTCTTTTACAAACGATCCAGGAACTGGAATACAGGTAATTCCAGTAACAGTTAATGCTATTGAGTATGCTAGTTCTACCTGGCAAGATTTAACTGGCGTAAAAACAGTTCATTTTGTAATATCTATCGTGGTATAATGAGGAAGGTGATGAACAATGGCTGATGTTAGCATAGGAAATATATATTCCACTAAAGTTCCAGGTTATGAAGATGCCGCAGATATTCAGTCTGCCCTAAGAACATACCATTACGGCTCAAGCACATATGACGAAACAAATGCCAATACAGCAGCACTAGTTAACCCATCAATTGCCTATCATTTACAAAATATTCAAAACTCAATAACTGTATTACAAAATTTAGGAACAGGTTCAGTTGTTCAGTCCACACAACCAGATGCAAATGCTCTTGCAGAAGGTTTACTTTGGTTAGATATTGACTCAACACCAGGAACTACACCAGTAAACCCAACAGCAATTTACACAGCAATAGAACCAGCAACACCAACAGATGGAACTCTTTGGGTTGTAAAAGGATCTAGTCCACTTGAAATGAAAATTTATAATTCAGCAACTTCTGATTGGGATACAATAGGTGAATAATGACTGATAACATAATTTTAAAAGAAATAGCAATTGCAAAACTAGTTGCATTAGGTTTAACAGAAGAAGAACTTAAAGCAATAGGGATTGGTGCATAATGCCATCATTAAATACTACTGGTAAAACAGCATACGTATATGATCAAGGTACAGATACTTTTTATGCAATTGGTGCAAACACAAACACTGCCGCAAATTATGTTTGGTCTGGAACACAAGAATTTCAAAACAATGTTACATTTTCAGATACTAATGCAGTAATTACTGCTAAGGCTGGAGTAAATAACTTTTTAAATCCTGCAGCAAGAGATGCAGCATTAACCTCACCAGTAAGAGGAACAGTTTGTTTTGTTAGACAAACCTCTGGTGCCGTAGCAATTAATGATTTACAATTTTACAACGGAACAAATTGGATATCTTACGGTGGTTTAGTTACCTTTAATAAACAGGCTGGTAGCGGAACACAAAATTATGATTTAACATTAAATGATATTGGTCAAAGTATAACTTTTGATTCCACAGGAGCATGGACAGTAACTATTCCACCCAATTCAAGTATTGCCTTTCCAATAGGATCAGAAATAGATGTTTTTAGAATGAACACTGGATCTGTTACATTTGTTGCAGGTGCAGGAGTTACTTTAAATAGTAAAAATACAAATAAAGCAATTGCAGCAAGGTACTCAGGTGCATCCTTGTTTAAGTTTGATACAAATACCTGGCTTCTAGTCGGCGACTTGATCGCATAGGGGTTTGCTATGGCATTATTTGGAAAACTAGTTAAATACGTTGTAGCAAAAGGAATGAAACTACTTCCTAATTTTATTGGAAGAACAAGTGCACAAGCCCAAACAGATGTTGTATCAGAAGGATTTACTTTAGGAAACGTAATTACTTCAGTTTCTGGAGAACCAACAGAACTTGCAAATGATGGAAAAGTTGTTGGACAAACTCCTGCAGTAACAACACCAGCAGACTATGAAACCCCAGTTGATTTAACAGTTAGACAATTTACATTTACACCATTTGGGGTGTTTGGATTTTCTCCATTTCAAGTATTTGGATTTTCTCCTTTTAACGTATTTGGGTTTTCCCCCTTTAACGTATTTGGTTTTTCACCATTTAGAGTATTTGGATTTTCACCAACCTATTTTGGTGGTCTTTGTATAGATCAAGAAACACCAGTTTTAACTAAAGAGGGATATGCATTAGCCAAAGACATAGTTGTTGGAGATATTTTAATAACTAAAACATTTAAAGATATTCCAATAACAAATCATGATGGTTTAAGACTATGGTCATCTGAAAATAATAAAGAATACACTACAGTAGAGTCTGTGGTAAATAATATAAAAGAAAGTGAAGTATCTGATACAGTTTTAGTTAATGGAGACAAGTATAAGAGATTTTCTACACAAGAAGATATTCTTGTTGTTAGAGAAAATAAACTAATGTTTGTTATTTCTTCACAATTAAAATCTGGAGATTTAATAGTAAAAAATCCAGAAGAGTCATTGATTGATGGACCTTTATATCAAGTTCGCTCTATAGAAATAGTCAAAGAAGATAGAAAAGTTTATGATTTTATGAGAGAACCATTTGGCTTGATTGTAGCAGATTCTTTACTTGTATATAATGCTTATCCAGTAGATTAATCTTTAGGAAACTGATACATAAATTCTCTAGTTTTTGAAGTTATGCCTTTCCAAGGTCCCCAATTATTTCCACCATCACTCATAATATAAGCAACTTGACAGTTAATTGATGGGTTTAAAAGTTGACTAGTGTAGTCTAAGTTATATTTTTCTTTTCTATCAGCATTAAGGTCACCAATCATATTTATTTGAAATAGTCCGTATGATTTGTCTCCAGTGCTTCTGTTGCCGTTAAAAGCCAAGGCGTTGCCCATTGATTCTTTTTTAGCAATAGCCCAAGCCTCTACCAGGTGTTTATTTTCAAAACCACAAGCAGACAGCAAAGTTTTTAGTTCAATATCAGTAAGTTGTCCTTTATCCTGATATTCAGCAAGAATTCTTACATTGTCTCTAGATGGTTTATCTAGATGATCTGGCCTAGAAAGCAAAAAAACCGCCTCAGCGGTAAATGTTGCATATTTATCGTTTTTCAGGTTAGTTTCAACACCTTGAGCATTAGAAATATTCAAGAATACTGAAGACAATCCAAGACTTGCGAGCAATCCTATTAAAAATTTTTTATCTTTTTTCATAGTTCTCTCCTAAGAAAACATGACACCCTTGGTAGGTGTCATATATCAAGTATAACATCTATTTGCCAGCAAGTCAAATCAAAAATGTCATATTAGTAAGATAATACAAAAAATTATTTAAAATGATATAATATTTGTATGGCAACAGGTCAATCAAGCATATATAACTTACCATACCCACAAGTTGATGATAGCGTAAACGTACATGGAGATATTCAATCTTTAGCAACTTCACTAGATAATACACTCGCTGGACTTGGCTTATCTTACATGAAATTAGATGTAATTAATACATCTGGAGCATCAATTGCAGCAGGATCTCCTGTATTTATTAATGGTCATAATTCAGGACAAGATTTAACAACAGTAGGAAAAGCAATTCCTACAACAACATCACCAATATTAGGATTATTAAAATCTACAACAGCAAATAATGCACAAGGAATATGTGTAGTCTCTGGAGTATTACCAGATGTTAATACATCTGAATTTGTTGCAGGTGATATTTTATACGTAAAGACTGGTGGAGGATTAACAAACGTTAGACCAGTAGGTGGTGCAGGTGCTGTAGCAGTTTGTGCTTACGCAGATGCATCTAATGGAGTTCTTGTAGTTACCGCCAAAGGTAACGGTACTTGGGGAGCATTAAAGAACGGTCTTTCATAATTATTTATCCAAACATGATATAATTACAATATGGCCATTCTCAGAAACTCATCTCAAGATTTATACAACGTAGGTGCTAAACCCCCAACCGTTAAATGGACAGTAGTTCGTGGTGACACCTCAGCATTTAAAGTTTATGTGACAGACGATGAACAGTCCCCTTTAGTTATAGCAGATTGGAACATTGCTATGAAAATTAAAAGACCAAACCTTGCTAAAGATCTTGGAGTTATTACAGATAATGCAAATACAGTTATGCTTTTGACTCCAGCAGCAGATGCAGATGATTTGGCTGGAGAGTTTACAGTTAAACTTGCAGCAGAAGAATCACACAATCTTCAAACAGGAGATATTTTTGATATCGAGTTATCTACATCAGAAATTGTTTGGACAGTTGCACAAGGCAGTCTAATTATCCTTGAAGATGTAACTGACTAATGGCAACAGCAATTATTGTTGATGACAATAAACAAAAATTAAGACGTATTGAAACCTCAGACTATTACCAAACCAAAATATCCTACAAACCTAGCACGGTAGAAATAAATTACACCTTACCTTTTAGAATAAGATTTACAACAATAACAGTAGAAGGGTATGGTCCAGGTAATGTGCCCCCAATTCCTTTACAGGTTATTGGCTATAGCAACTATATACTGTAGAATAGACATATGGCTAAAAAAGAAAAACCTAGCATATTTATAGCAACCCCAATGTACGGTGGGGTTTGTCATGGATACTTTATGAAAAGTATTATGGGACTAGTAATGAAACTAACCTACAAAGGATACAAAGTAACCTTTAACGACTTGTACAACGAATCTTTAATTAACAGAGCCAGAAACACCCTTACAGAACTATTCTTAAGATCTGATGCTGACTACCTATTGTTTATTGATGGTGACGAAGGTTTTAACGCTGATGGTGTTATAGATATGATTGATACAGATTTAGATATTATTGGGGCTGCCGTGCCAATGAAAGCAATTAACTGGGCTAACGTAGAAAAAGCAGCAGAATTAAAAAAACCTGATTTAAAAAGGTTTGGATCTTATGTAAACATAAACTTTGTTGATAGACAAGACTTGCATAAGGTAGCAGATAATCCTAAAAAACCATTAGAGGTAAAAAACATAGGAACTGGTTTGCTGTTAATTAAACGTAATGTTTTTGAAACAATGAAAGAGCATGTTGGAAAATATAAAAGTGATCAACTAGATTTGGGTGGTATTAAAAAAGGTGAATACATTTATGATTTTTGGAAAACACAGGTAGACCCAGAAGAAGAAAGACTTTTGTCAGAAGACTACTACTTCTGTACACTATGGCGTAAACTTGGTGGTTCTGTGTATGTAGCACCACATGTTAAAGTAGTGCACGTAGGAACCTACATATTCGTTTAATTTATAAAAAGTTATAAAAATAATGTTATAATTTAGGCATGGCACAACAATCAATTTCAACAGTAAAATCACGTTATGAGACTGGCGATAGGCCATCTCAGCAAGACTATGAAGATTTAATTGACACTACCGCGTCCCAAGCAACACGCCTTGGCACCTTCGGTAATAACGACAACACTATTTCTGAAATTGAAAACACTACAATATTAGATAGTCATAATGCAACAGAATGGAGAATGGTTAAGTATATCATTTCCATCTCTAAAACAACAGCAGGAGATAACCTCTTCTACGCAACAGAATTGACCATATTAAATGACACGGAAGATAGTTCCGTTTCCGAATATGGGACAATAGACAACGATGGGAATATTGGAACCATAAGCGTCTCAAGGGCTGGAAATACAGTGGCTTTAACAATCACTCCAGACCCAGTAATAAAGCCAGTCACTGTGCGTTACGCACGCATGGGACTTAAGGCATAAGGAGATAAAAAATGGCAACAGTAACAAAAAATTTCAAGATTAAACATGGTTTAGTCGTTGAAGGAACAACAGGTACAATTAACAACTTTGACATCTTGACAAAAAGTACAGATGATCAAAACTACATTATAGACCTGGTTGGTGGAGACGCTTCATCAAACGCAGTAGCAAACACACTAGTACTTCGTGATGCAAATGCAAACTTTCTTGCAAATACAATCACAGCAGACTTAGTTGGAGATGTAACTGGTCAAGTATCAGACATTTCTAATCATGATTCTGATGATGTAGCAGAAGGTACAACAAACCTTTACTTTACAAACCAAAGAGCAACAGATGCAACTGCAGCATCCTATGATGCTATAGGCTCAGCAGCAAATGCTTATTCAAATGCAACTGCTTACACAGACCTAGAAGTAGGTAATGCAATTGCTGACTTAGAAGACTATGCAGATTTTGCAGCAGGAAATGCTTTAGCAAATGCAAACTCATACACTGACAACGCAATTTCTAATGCAGTCTCTGACTTAGAAGAATACACTGACTTTGCAGTAGGCAATGCAGTGGCTGACTTAGAAGATTATGCAGACTTTGCAGTAGGTAATGCAATTGCTGATTTAACAAACAATGCACCAGCGTTATTAGATACACTTAACGAAATCGCAGAAGCAATTGGTGACGATGCAAACTTTGTTGGAACAATAACCAACTTAGTTGCAGAAAAACAAAATGCTTTGATTGCAGGAACTGACATTGAGATTACAGGAAACACAATTAACTTTACTGGAAGTTATGATGTTTCAGGATCAGCAGATACTGCTTATTCAAATGCAGTTACTTATATTGATCTAGAAATAGGAAATGCATATGCAGACCTAGAAGACTATGCAGATTTTGCAGCAGGAAATGCTTTAGCAAATGCAAATTCTTACACAGACAATGCAATTAATCTTTTGTCAACAACTGATATCGAAGAAGGAACAAACGAATACTTCACAGATACAAGGGCTAAAGAGTCAGCAGCAAGTTTGTTAACAATGGCAACTCTAACAAATATCTCAATCACAGGTAACTCATCTGGATTGGTAATTACAGCAGAAAATGGTGTAGGAGATTCTAACACAGATGCTTTGGTTGAAGGTTCAACAAACCTTTACTTCACAGATCAACGTGCAGTAGATGCTCTTGAAGCAGTAATACCTAATTTCACTGAAATTGATATTAACACAGTTGCTAGACAAGTTGCAGCAACAGTAAATGCTCCAACAGCAAGCACAGTTACAGCAATTGACTGGGCATTAGCAGAATATCGCTCAGCCGAATTCTTGGTAAAAGTTGCTTACGGTGCACACACAGAAGTTTCAAAAGTTATCTTAACTCTTGATACTTCAAACAACATCGCAATCACAGAATACGCAATTGTAGGAACAAACGGATCCGCATCCACAATTTCTGCAGACGTAAACGGAACAGATGTAAGACTAAGAGTAGCAACAGCCAATAACAACTCAGATGTAACAGTTGTTGGTACATTGTTAGTCTAGTAAAAAAATTAGGGGGCAGTAAATGACTACAAGTCTAAAAGATTTTAAAGTCAAGAATGGATTAGTCGTAACTAACGGCGGTTCATTTGGAAACGCGGTAGCAGTAGGAGAACCTACATTAGGAACTCACGCTACTACTAAAGATTACGTAGATTCTGT